GTGTTACCTATCGTATGCCTAGCCCACTGGCCAACCGCTTCATGCACTTGGAAATACGAGTGGACTTTGAAGACTGGGAACAATGGGCCATTATGAACGAAGTCCATCCACACGTGGTAGGCTTCTTGAAACAGTTCAAAGGTGATCTGTACAACTTTGATCCTACGCAACATGACCGTGCCTTTGCTACTCCACGTACCTGGAGTTTTGTAAGCGACATGTTGGATGACGACATGCCAGACAGCGCCAACACAGACATGGTGGCAGGCTTGGTAGGTGAAGGCATGGCAATTAAGTTTATGGCACACCGCAAGCATGCCGCAGACTTGCCAGATCCAGCAGATGTATTAAGTGGCAAGGTTACCACTTTCAAAAGCAAAGAGGTAAGTGCCGCATACGCATTAGTTACCAGCTTGAGCTACGAACTTCGTACACGTTATGAAGATGGCAAAAGAAGCGGCAAGTTGGACGAATTCAACAAGAGTGCTGACAACTGGCTCAGCTTTATGATGAGTAACTTTGAACCAGAAATGGTTATCATGGGTGCTCATACTGTATTGAAGAATTATAAGGTTGTGTTTGATCGTAAGAAGATGACCAACTTCCCAGAGTTCTTCAAACGCTATGCCAACTTACTCACAGACGAGTAAAAGAAAAAGGGACTGGGCTGTACTAGAAATAATGTACGGCTCAGAAGCCCAACAGGTCTGGACGGATCAACCCCCATCCCCCTCTGATGTTAGCGAGTGGCTCCGCGAACAAAGGAAAAGTTGGTCCGTCCGAACTTATCCTAAAGGAGCCACAATTAATGAAGTTACCAGATGGGCCAGAGAACAAGGATTAAAGCGATTGGATTGGGACTTTATGCCAAAGCAATATGTTTGGTTCAGAGACCCACAGGTAGCAATGATTTGGGATATATCAGGCCCACGAGATAAAGATAAGAAATCGGTTGACTACCAACAAGATATCTAGTATAATAGATACATACAGAAACAAATAGGAGCCACCTAAAATGTCTAAGATGAATGCCCGAGATAAACTAGTTAAGAGCCGTGTTGCCATGCTGTTAAAGTATCCCTTCTGGGGACCTTTGGCTACTCGTCTTAAACTTGAAGAAGTTGAATGGTGTAAGACTATTGCAACAGATGGTAGAAAGTTCTACTACAATGCCGACTTTGTTTCCAAGCTGAGTGATGGTGAAATGATTTTTGGCTTCGGGCACGAACTTGGACACATTATATTTGATCACATGACACGCCGAGGCGACCGTGAGCCGCAAATTTGGAACATGGCAGGTGACTATGTTATCAACAACATGCTGATCCGCGAAAGCGTTGGTACAGCAATTACCACAGTACCAATCTTGGCAGACCGCAAGTACGAAGGTAAGACTGCAGACGAAGTCTATGATGACTTAATGGAAAATGCTACAGTTATTAAAATGACACTTGATGATCACCTGGACATGGAAGGTGATGGCGAGGACGGAGACGATGGTGACGGAGATGGCAAGCCAGGTAAAGACGGCAAAGGTAAGCCTAAGTTTAAGAAGCTTACTGAAGAAGAACGCAAAGCCTTGCGTGACGAATGGCGTGAGGCTGTAATCCAAGCATCTAAAAATGCAGGTGCAGGTAACACCCCAGCAGACATCCAGCGCCTTGTAAAAGATATTACTAATCCTGTAATGGACTTGCGAGACCTGTTGCGTATTCAGTTTAGTGGCAGTGTAAAAAGTGACTACACTTGGATGCGTCCCAATCGTAAAGCCTGGCACACTGGAGCCATCATGCCTGGACAGTTACCAGGTGAGGAACTTGACATTGTAGTGGCATTAGATGCATCTGGATCTATTGATGAAGGCATGTTAGGCGACTTCCTTGGCATGGTACAAGGTGCGTTGGATCAGTTCACTTCTTACAAGGTGCGTATAGTTACCTTTGATACAGACATTTACAACGAAGATACATTTACAGGCGATGATGGTAGAAGCATGGGAGAGTACAACATCCAAGGTGGTGGTGGTACAGACTTTACTTGCATTTGGCAATGGATGAAAGATAACGATGTCCAACCCCATCAACTTGTAGTGTTTACAGACGGCTATCCTTTTGGTTCATGGGGTGACCCAGACTATTGTGACACGTTGTTTGTTGTACACGGCAGTAGAGATATCACAGCACCATTTGGTATCACTGCTAACTATGCCCCACCCAGGCACTAATTTACAATGCTCCTTCAACGCACCTTAGGGTGCGTTTTTTTTTGGTTAAACATGTGGTTGTTTTTAACTATAAGTATTCGTGGATATATTCCGTTCTATAACCTAGGAGATTTTAAATGGAACAACAAGAACAACAAGCTGAGCCACAAGCTCAACAACCAATTGGCTTAACACTACAAGACTTACGAGTACTTGCTGGTGCAATTGAATTAGGCGTACAGCGTGGTGGCTACCGTGCACCTGAAATGGAAATCATTGGCGCAACTTATAACAAGTTGGCCGCTTTCTTGAAAGCTAATGAGCCACAACAACCTGCAGAAGCACCAGCTGAAGCAACTGCCGAAGCACCAGCTGAAGCAGAAGTTACCGCAGAGCAGGCCTAATTAGAAAAGGAGCCGATATGGCACAATTTATCAAACACGTTGGATCAAATGGCCAACATAAGAAAGTTGTAGTAGTATTTCGTGAAGTACCAGGAGATCCGGATTCTGCATTGGTTATTCCAACTGGAATATTACCGCAACTATATCACGATGATTTAATTACTGCCATTGAAAGCTCTAACTGCCAAAGTAGCATGGAACCAAGCGACTATTTGTTCCGTCAAGTTTTTAATGACGGAACAAATATGTTAAACACTATCCACCAACGTGGATGGATGATTAAGGTTCCTGCCAAGAGTATTATGATGACACCAAAACCTGGTGTTGAAATTAATCTAGTTGAACTAAACAAACAGCTCAAAGATATTTCAAATGATCAAGCCGCAAGTGGAACTCGATCAGGTGACATTGCAACAAACAAAACAACTGCTAACCAATACACTCCACCACCTCCTAGTACTCCAGGTGTAATTGATGATGTACAATTGGCTTCCAAGCTAAGAGCACAAGCAAATACATTTGAAGTCGAAGTACGTAGATTGCGTGAGGAGGCAGAGAAGTTGGACCCAAAAGGGCAGGTCGTGGCCGACCCCGTAAGTCTAGCCCAGCCATCGACCGTAGTCAAACAGGGCCGGGGACGACCACCAAAGGTCAAGACAGCGGCGTAAAAGCTGGTGTGTTGGGACGTATTAAAACTTTATGGAGTAAGTGGTGAGCATTCGTAAAAAAGACAGAAGCTTCGAAGACATGTTAAGAGAAATACATGTTGAAGAAGTGCCAGTTGAATATATTGATTGGATCAAAGTTTTCTTAGATGATGGTACTGAAATTATTTTTAAACAAGCTGACCTAAGTGAGATTAAAACTAGTAAAGATGTACTTGGTATCAAGCAACTTAAACAGTATATGGATCGTATTGTAGATTTTGAAGTCATGATGAACAGCGAGTTAATTAAAACTCGCGTAACTAGATTTGTTGGGGCATTACTAGCCACCCATTTTAATCAGGAATAACTAATTGTGGAACCTATTCATTTATTAATTGTAAATCCCAGAGAAGCAGTTTTAAGACTGGTCAAAGTTGGACATACATCAAAAGCAGGTGCAATGACATTTACCATTGTGCTGACCAAAGATGTTAAAACTATGCTAGGGCAACAATACTTTAACGCAACAGTTGTTGATTTAAAGCAAGATGAGTGGGATACTTCTAAAAAGTATGTTTCTGCATTTTCTTATGATTATAGTGGCCAACAATTTTTAAACGAAATTGGTGATCAAATTATGCTGTCTAATGATAAGACCAATGACAATGCAAGGCTACAAAGTTACTACAGAGCACAGCCTCCAGTTGGCTGTAAGCTAATTGAAACACTAAGTTACATGGGCAGGCATGTTGTTGTTTCCTGTTTAGATTTCTTAGAAGACAAGAAAATATCATTGAAAACAACATTTGATGATGAATATACCAATCTAATTGAAGAAGTGTTTGAAAACTTAGACAATCTTGGAATCATCAACGGTACAACACAAACATACGTGGATATCAGTGGTATTGCAGGAATTAGACAACATCCGTCTAATTTGACCTATCAGCATCAAAAGTCTGGCACCGCAAGGCATTGGTTTGATGTTTGGCCAGGTGTTACTATGAATTGTGGTATCAAGTCCAACAATAAAAGCTTCCGTGGCTTTTACGAATGGGCAGAATCAACTGGCAAGTCTTCTAAAATTTACACAGCAAAGCCACTAACCATATAAATACTCGTATGCTAATAACATGCAGTTTTATTTTTTTATCTTGGACGCTCTATCTTTACGTGATTCATAGAATCATACACAAAGTAGGGCTTTCATATTTCCCAATTGCGTTTAAAGCACACGCAGACCATCACAAATACATAAACACACATGCTCAAACCAAATGGCACTGGAATAATTTGTTCTTGTTCAACGACACATGGACCAGCACGTTGGATCTATGGATCACTGAAGTTGTTCCAACTATTGTATTCTCGGCTGTCACTGGGCAGTGGTGGATTTTAGCGTTTTATTATCTCTGGGCGGCCTTGGTACAAGAAGTAATTGAGCATAATCCAAACTTTAACTTGTATCCGGCTTTGACTAGTGGTAAATGGCACTTGATTCATCATCGCGATAACGGATCTAACTTTGGACTGTTTTTCCCAATTTGGGATATACTATTTAAAACTCACAAAAAGATAGAAGTAGCATGACACAAAAATACTACCAGCCATTGGACATGTCAGAATCTGACTGGGAACTCATTAAGAATTATGTCATGGTTAACTACATTCTTAATCAAGAAACGCTATTGTCAAGCTATCATCTTACTTCGGTTCCTGTAAAGCAAGCACTAAAAAGTATGGTTCAACAAACGCTCAACAACCATAACTTTGGCGATTGTGATGTGAAATCGGCAATCCTGTTTACAGTACCAGCTGAGTCAAAGGTTAATATTCATATTGATGGTTACACAGCTGAACGCAAGGATGCAAGTAATTATGCAATGAATATCCCAATTGAAAACTGTGAGCAAGGGATAATGCATTGGTACCGTGGAGATTATATCCTTGAAGAAAAGATGACTTCAGAAAATCTAAAACATTTAAAAATTAAATGGACCAATGAGCCAGAACTTGCGTATTCCAAAATCATTGATGTGCCTTGCATTGTAAAAGTTGACACTCCGCACAATGTAGAGAACTTAGGCAACAAGCATCGTTCAATATTAAGTATTCGGTTTAAACCAGACTTGGTCATACAATAACATTTTTACCACATAACTATATTAAACACAGGAGTTATGTATGCAATGGTTAGCAGTTGCTTGTACAGCCGAAAATGAAGTTTTGGCATGGCACGAAAGTTTATCTATTTTAGAAAGTGCGTGTGGAGGAGAATTCCGAGCTATCTCTAGGGTATATTCTGTGGAAGATCATGAAGCAGAAGCACTACGTTCCAATAATTTAAATTTTCAACTTAGGTCAGTCAATCCCAGGACCTTTACCTTTGTTGAATACAATCGGTCTGACGATATTAAATTACTCTCATTTCTATTACAGACCAAGGTCAATTTGACCGTTGAACTTCATATGCGTATAGCACATGGATACAAACGTTTTGCTAACATGGTTCCTTGGCAACAGGAAGCATATCGTCTTAAAGCTATACAGGCAAAGCAAATCATGTCAGGAAGCTATTCACTAGATGAAGTTGGCATGGTTGCTGACTATGCTGAGATTATGAATACAGATTTACTCACTGCGGCAAATGTTATAAATGCCAAGAACGATAATCATTCATATCTTGTTCGTAAACTTGAACAGATACGTATCAAGCATCAAGCGGCAATTAGAGCTGCCAATTCAAAAAACGCAGTTGTTGCAATTAGAGCTTCTATGGAAGAAGACTCATTTTTTAGCATGTTAATGTAATGGACTTATTATACTATATCCCGCATCGTTTATTAAACGATACAACAGTTGAACTAGATCCTGTTGCCAGAAGTTTCTTAAAGATGTTTAACCCTTGGATCAGCATGAGTGATCGTACCGGTACCCTTGATGTGCCCGGCATTCCATTGCTTAACAATAGCCCTATCCCTGCACGTGTCAACAACATACCTTCATTTGAAGCATGTAGCTACAATCGTATTGACGGGATTATTAATCAGCTTGAAAATAGTGATAAGAAAAAATTAGTAATATTGTATTCGGGTGGAATTGATAGCACACTTATTGTTGCACTATTGGTTGCTCATCCAAGTTGGTCTAATTTAAAAGAACGTGTGATGTTGGCGTTCAACGAAGATAGTCAACTTGAAAATCCAGACTTCTTCAAAGAATTTATACTTCCAAACTTTGGACATAATTTAATTTCCAGCAATAACTTTTACGCAATTATCAATAACCCAGACAACTTATGTATAACTGGAGAGTGTGCTGATAACTTGTTTGGTAGCTTGACCCTAAAAAGTTACATGGATGCTACTGGCAATTATAAATCAATTCATACACCTTGGGAAACCGAATCATTAGTTTGGTTGCTGGATAAAGTTGAAAATCATCGAGATGAAAGAGAAAAGATGCTGTATGATCTAGTCAACGCATCTCCAGTACCTATCAATACAAATCATGACTTCTTATGGTGGCTTAACTATGCAATGAAGTGGCAAGCTGTTAAGTATCGCATGAGTATGCATAGCCCAAGTGCCGAACAAGCTGAGTACATGGCTGGTAATGTAATTAACTTCTTTGATAGTGAAGACTATCAACGTTGGGCATTGTACACCAAAGAAGAAAAAGTTGGTGGCAAGTGGAATTCATACAAGCTTCCTGCTAAGTTGCTTATCAACGAAATTTGGCCTAATCAGAAATATCTAAGATTTAAAACCAAATGGCCAAGTCTTCCAACTATTACTAGGTACAACAATGCCTGGGGATTTTTATGGCAAGATAGTAATGGCAAGCTAACTGCCACTAAAAATTACAATTCTTAATTATAGGAGGCCAGTTTTGGCCTTCCACTCATCTTTGAATACACCATCAAAGCGAATGCTAAATGCGGCAAACGGACTGCTTTTACTAGCATGCCAATTTTCAGTATTAAACCAAGCCACTTGACTTGTAATAGGATGTTCCTCACCTGTTTCGCCGTCGTACAGGTAAAACTGTTTACGATCAGGGAATAAGTTAATCCAAATAAAGTTATCGGGTGTAGCAACTGGATTTAGGTCACTGCGATCTCTATGCATTAAACAGTATTGATCTTGATCGTTAAAGAAAATTACAATCCTGCCTATCTCTGAAAAAATGTTTTGGTGGTGTACCCATTTAATTAGAGACTTAAAGTATTCAGCCGACTTAGTCCACTTGGTCTTACTTTCTAAATGTTTATCGTTGTAGTCCAGTGTAGTTGGCGCACGTAAGTATAAATTGTAGCCAATGCCCAAGTTATCACCAATTAGCTTTAAGAAGATATAACCATAAGAATTTATATTCTTTGTAAGGTCTAGCAATTCTTCATGTCCTAGCGCATTGGGATTGCGTTTTGTTTCATGCATTACGTCAACAAGCTCTCTACCTACAGGGGTAGGCAACGCACCTGAACCATCTGGCCAATTTGGTCCAATGCCTGCTACACTAGGAAGTACTTGACCTGTAGACCAACTTTCAGCAAATGCCTTACATGTTTCTATTTTAAGAGCATTAAGCGAGTTGATGTTTACATGCTGGTCAAAGTTAATCCAAGGTTGGTTGTTGATGGTTTTTATCATTGTGTTAAGCTTGTTGCCATTGGAAATACTGTGGCAATAACTTCTGCACAGGCTTTAGCAACTTCCTGATGTTCTTTTTGTGTACCGTTAGCACTACGTAATTCAATAAAGTGAATCCAACTACGCAATGTACCATTCATGTACAAACGACTTTCAATAAGTCCCTCTGGTAGTACTGCACGAGCTTGCTCTTTGGCTATGCCATTCTTGATAGCCCACTCGTATTCTCTTTGAGCGGCATAGATGACTCGTTGCTGAGCTCTGTACCATTCGTTTTGTAGCATTGTATCATCGACTTCAACGCTGTTCTGTCTGTTCTTGTGGTCTTGCAGTCTAGCTTCTCTTGTAACAAAATTGAGATCTTTCGTTGGGTCAGCATAGCGTTGAGAGAACTCTTGGAAACTAAAACTTCTGTGTCGCAAGATTTGTCTTGCGATGTCTCGGGTTGTGGTAATTTCGATACAGGCACTGACCATTTCGAGTGGGCTCCAGTGTTGGTGTCGGATAAGGTATCGGATAAGCTTTTCGGATGTGTCTGAGTTGAGCTGATTGGCAGGATTGGACACACGGGCGCAATACGCAATGAGTTCCTGAGCATCTGCAACTCCCAAAGCCGCAAATTCTTTTGTAGGTTGGGAGTAACTGAGTAACTTAACATCCATTCTTATTCCTTGTTGTTATATGCTAGTATAGCATCTTTACGCTTAGACCACAAGCGTTTCACTTCCGAAGGAGGTGCAAACGGAATCATTAAAATCATACAAGGATCAAATTCATGCCAGCGGCCGCTGACACTACTGCCAAAGTCAAAGCTACTGGCCTTGGCATGATGATTGTTGTGCCAGCCACTGCCCCAATGGAAATAGCCAATCCACCAAACGTTTGTGCTTTGATCACCATTGTCAGAATTTTTGTAACCTGCTGACGATACATGTCCGAATGTGTTAACAAGTCCATCTGCGTGTAGGCTCATCAAGCTACCAATCACAAAGAACCAAACAGTAAATGTTAGTCCAAACAACAATGTACTCAGCAACAAGGTACCAAAGATAATTTTGTTATAGTTCTCATGGCAAAATACCACACGACGGTCGCGTAATAAGTCAACTGCATATCTAAAACTTACTGTGTCCTGTTTCACTGCAAATTGCCAGCCCATGTAACTCCACCAACGGCCGTTGCCAACTGGAGTGTGAAAATCTTTACCTGGTTGATCACTTACTCTATGATGGTGTCCGCGATGTAGTGCGGCCCACCATAAAGGACTACCTTCGCCGACCATGACACTTGCCCATAACAAAAACGGTTCTACCCATTTATAAGGAGTCCATGACTTATGACTAAGGAAACGATGCAATGTTAAATTATTACCTACCCCGTCAAGCAAGACCCAACCGCATAATGCAGTTACAGGATACCACCACGACCATTCAGTTGCCACGGCAAATACAATAGCAATAATAGCGGCAATATGATATGGAAACCAAACTGCCAGTATGTATGGAATTTGATGAGTCTTTTGGTATAAGTCTTGTTGTACCTTAAACCAGTCAAGTAGCTTCGTTATTTGCATTTTCATTCTCTGGTTTTTCTTTCGCTTTGTTCTTTTTGTATTCTTCTATTTTATCTTGGCGCTCCTGAAATTTTTCAAGACGTGCGTTTAAATCAGATTCGGCTGCTGCCATGCTCACATGTTTGCCACCAGCACTTGGGGCTTCGGTGTTCTCTCTTCGTAGTATATATCTTCTAAAAGACATCTCGTGCGGATGTAATACACCGCCCATAAGCTCATGAATCAATCCATAAGGATGGCGTTCATTTTTAGGAACCACACACTCAATAAATGTAAAATAACGTTCTCGTATAGGCAACATAATTTTACTGTATGCGGCTTCTCTTGTGGAAGGGTAAGTTACGTAAAACTCATTCATGCCCGCCGCTTCGTGGAACTTGCAAAGTTCTTGAACTAAGATACGGAAGATTGGAATAAATCTGGCACCAATACTGGGGCTCAACAACCAACTGATTGACCAAGAAGGCAAGTGTCCCCAACGTCTGACGCCAACTAAACATATACATTCATCGTCTTTAAATAGGCCAAATGCTTTTCGAATATTATGATTGTTAAAGTTAGATGGAATCAAAAACATTTTAAAGAACTTTTGAAAACGTGTGGCACGGTCTACATCGTTAGTAATCTTAAACTCTGGGTACTTGTCTGGGTCCGAGTTATCGTATATTTTTAAAGCAGTTTCAACTGTAAAGTCAAGGTCGCTAAATTCAAGTGGTTTTAAAGTATATGACATGATGATTCTTTTCCTGCTATCAGGTTGTCTCGCAATTCAATTGCTGGTATAATAAAGCCCCTGGGGGAATGTGGTAAGTGTTTTTTAACATTGTAACCAACTTGGTTCCATAAGTGCATGTAATTCTCAACGCCTGTGAACTTGGGTCTTGGTCTAAATTTAAATCCAGTGTGTGCATAGATCTTCATCTTGGATGAGGTCCAACCAAGCTTGCCAAAAATTCTATCGTTAATTAAATCATCAACAGTTGGCAGTTGTAAAAATGCCAACATGCTTTCTGGACTGTATGTGTAAAAGTTGTTTAGTGCTGGAATACCAGTCTTATCATTGAACCTGCGCCATACTCCATCTTGGTCTTCTTTCTTTAAGAACATCCAAGGGATAGTATACTTGCCAGTGTCCCAATTAATTACAGGAGCTTTTTCTAATTCAACTTCATCAATTGTGATCATTGGGGCAGAATAGTCTTCGGCAACTCTTAATAAGATTTGTTGATATAAGCTGTATGCCTGATAACGTATGGCCACTTCGTAACATTCTTCGGACTGAACAAATTCTTCTGGATCAAATTCAATTATATGACATGACAAGCCCATTTCGCGAACCATTTCCAGCATTGGATTAATGTCGTGTGCATTTGCTCCGTTGGGAAATCGAACAGTGGCCAACTTTGGGGTTAGTCCGGCTGCCATAAATGAATGTAATGCAATCTCACTGTCTAGTCCACCACTCATGAAGATTGTTAAGTCTTTGTAGTTGCTTGTTAACGCACGGGCTGAACGAACGCATTCGTTTCGGAATGACATTGGCTTGCGTGTGCATCCGCCAACGCTCATGTGTGAAGTATCGGTGCCTTCTTCTCTCCAGATTTTACTTGGATCGTTGTTATAATAATATTTTATATAAGAATTTTCAGTATTGATAATACTCATGCTACTTTTTCCATCTGAACATAAGGTGTGTCCCTTACTCCATATCTTTTGTCAATATCTTCGGCTAGTTTTAAACATTCCGTTCGATCTATTGGTTTGATAATTGCCCACTGCCTTGTATTGTAGTAACGTATCCTATGCGGTAACGTGATACAGTCGCTCCACCACTTGGACCAAACAGTACCCAAGGTAGTACCAGAATTGGTACTTAATTTTTTAACTGTATCGTATATCCATTTGTTATGATCATTAAAAGTCAATACCATACCAACCTTATCACTTAGTTTACACCAGTTAAAGTTTGCATTAAGCAAGTACGTTGTTATTTCATTACTTGATCTATAGTCAGGAAGAAGCCAACAACGGTTTCCGCCTGAACCTAATAAAGGGTTAATGTATAGTGTTTCAACTGCACTAACACCAACAATGTTTTCAGTTACATTATCATATAACAATGCAATTTCACCATTGTCTTTGGTCCAGCGTTTTAAGTGTCTTATTGAAAACAAGAATCCAACATTGTTTTCCTCGCCCATATTGATTGCCGCAGGAGATTTGTCGTTTTCAACCTTTCTCAAAAAAAGGTTATAATCAGCTCGATACTGATCAAAGTCATTTGCAGTTGTTAGCTCAACACGAAGTGGTTTCATATGTGTATGTAGCCATTAATCAGCATCAGTGTTTGCCAAGCTCATCAATAGATGTACACGTGTATCTTTACTGGCATTAATAGCTGTATGTTCATTACGAGTGTCAACCCACCAAACATGTCCGTCTGCTGGAATATGAACAATTTCTGGGGGAGTTGTAAAAATAAACTTGGCCTGATTGTGTGTGGTTATGGCGATGTGCAGGCGAGGATTATCATCAGTATGTATAGAGTAACAACGGCGGCCTTCCATGGCCATAATTCTAGTTCTATAAACTTTCCAAGGAAGGCTGGGGAAGAAGTCTGTTTCCCACCACGAGCCAGTAAGTGTAGGATGAATTTTATCCCATACACTTTCTTTTACGCCAATTCTTGATCCGGTACTATTGGCCCAGTCATCTGTGCCGTCTGTTTGAATAGACACCTGCAAATTGCTTTGGGATGGTAAATTACAAAGCAATTTTGCAGTTTCAATACGTAGACGTTCTAAGTCAATCTTGGCTTCTGTTTTTTTAATTCGATCACTCATACCGTACCTATTACCATGTATCTGTTACACTTATACAATACCAATTCGCCTTGCCATTTGATTTTTGATAAGCCACAGCTTTTTACAAACTGGCTCAATGAACTATGACAGTTAACATGATCTACTACATCAAACATATTATTTCCTTGAAGAACTACATCGGTGCCAGCTGGCAAAGTTTTAACCCAGTCGCCATGATTTTCAAAGTGTTCAACAATGGTATCAATTATTAATAGCTTCTTGTATGCTAAGAAATCAACTGATCTTATATCTGCGTCTAAGTTACTATAGAATGGATTAAACGAACTATTTAAGCTTTTTGCCGCATTGTGTACAGTACTATCAATGTCAATGTTTACAACTTTACCTAGTTCCTGTCCTTCCATACTTGCAAGAAATGGAAGTATTCCAACCCAACCGCCAACAACAATTGATGTACGTGTTTCTGGTGTTGCGTCAAATATATTTTTAGTGCCATTGGCTGCCAGATAATCTGAAACTTTGTCTAGTAGCCATTTTTTACTTTTAATTTGATTACGACTAAGCGCATCCTTCCAGTTTAAGTCTGGGTAATTACATACAGTAAGCGCAAGCTGTGATATATATTTTTTATTAGACGGGTAATAAAAGCCAAGCACATTCCCAAGTAAAACAATGTCGTCATTGACTACGCAGGTGAGTAGCGTACTATAATCTAAATATTGATTTAAGAAATTTACAACAGTTCTAATAGAAGCATCTTCTTCTAACATTGCTTTAATTTTTTCTAAGTCGTCTGTTGTTTTGAAGAATCCATACAAGTTCATGTTAGCAAGAGCCGAAGCAATTTCATCTTTACTTTTGTTGTTTAACGCTGAAACCAATTCTGTTAAATCAACAAATTGTTCATACCCTATCTCAATAATCAATTGTACAAGTTCTCTGCGTTCGTTGGTCTCTAGCCAACGATGAAAATGATGTATACTTTTGCGGAAACCTATTGCTTCATCTACAAAGTATAAAATTGATGACCGAAGTTCTGTATTTTTATCCATTAAACCAACCAAACATACTTAAATTAGTTTGCCATTGGACATCTTCGTTTGTCAATGGCCTTGCAGGATGTAACTGAATCATTTTGATAAAGTTGCTTTGTTCACTATCAAAGTCAGGTAAGATCCATCCCATGCCGTTACTTATTTTTTTGCCAATGGACTTACTGGCTTTTGTTGGATCTGCTGTGGCATGATCTTTGAAAAAATCTTTGAACCATTCATAATCTCTTATTTGTACAAAATCAAAGTTTTCATACTGCAATAGATAGACTGCCAATCTGGCGCCGTACATACTCCACATACCATGCTCTACATCTGCTCCAACTGTTAACCAAGTTAATAGACGTTGATAGTTGGCGGCATGCATTTGCGTTGACCACTCATCAAATGCAAGTAGTCGACCTTGGTCCATAGAGAGCTTGACACCTTCTCTAAAACCCACACGGAATGCCTGATGGGCACTACCATTGGTGTATGCATTACTCCAGCATCCTGGAAGTTCTTTGTAACGGCTAGCGTCCCAACAAAAGTCAACAGCATCACGTTCTTCATCTGCCAGCTCGTGACTTTTCATATTAGCAAGATGTTCAGTGCTCCATAGCTTTAATCCGCCGTTGCCATACATTAATCCATTTGTATATTGGCGACCTCCCCAGGTATAGCTTACTTTACCATTCATACCACTGGGCGCAGAACACTTAAAAAACTTTGGATCAACCTGATTATCCGCATCTACTGTAATAACATATTCACTAACTGGAAACTGCGCTGCCGCAGTCTTATGTGCAGTATCAAACCCAACAACGCCATGCACCCTGGCAAGATTCTTATGCGGAGTTACTGCCTGTAACATCTCCCAATGCTTGTCAGCATTGGGTTCGTCAAAACTTAAAAACACAACTGGAAAATCAGCTAGTGTTTTAATCTTAGTTTGCTTTAGTGTTGCATTAAACATTGACATTTTTAAATTTTTCCTTTAACCATTCCCAGTCGTTGATTAGATTTAGTTGTGTTAGGTTATCACTATTTTGCAGGCCAAAAATTGTGCCTTCTCTTGCACCCATAATTGAATATGGTCCGTTGGGCTGTTCCCAACCTTGTGTACACCACGCTAGTCTATTGGCATTATTCTTTTCAATTTCGTGCCAGTAGGTAAAAATACTCGTTTCCTTTTTGTATCTTTCTGTTATAAGAAGGCGCTGAACATTCAAATAATTTATTTTTCCTTCATCAGAGTAGTCCAATGTATTCACATTCTCCAACAACTTTTCTAATTCTGCTTCTTGCTTTTTAATACTTTTACGAATACGAAGCTTTATTGTTGATAGCGATGCAAGTTTTGCACACTCTCTAAATGCGCCTAACCATGCAGACTCTGGAGTGCAATTGAATCTTGTTTCACAACTTATAGAATCCATACTTACAGTAACATCTGACAAGGAAGTTGACATATCTATTTCCCAGTTATGTTTTTTAACAAAAGGTTTACGTGGGAATAACTTAACACCACCGTAGCCATATGTAAGAGTGTTTACAGGATTGATACTTTTCCAAACTGCAATACAGTCAGTCTCTGGTACTCCCCAATGCATAATATTTGCATCCGGCTCCCATGAAAAATCAAAGTCGTCAACAATCCAAGCATCTGCATCAACTACCCAAAAATTTTCTGTGGTACTTAATGTTGCACATACCCGATGAGCATTGAATATGCCGGCTATATCTTTAACACGCCTGGCCTCAGGTGCAAATTCTAAAAGGCGTTGCCAGTTTTCTTCACTGCCTGCTTCGCCCATTGATAAAAAGAAAACATCTAACAATGCTTACTCCGCAATAAACTGTTCAACATCACTTTCTTTGACTGTTGGGCCAAGACGATGTGGATTAAAATAACTGGCTTTAAAGAACCGGCTGCCGGCTTCGTCAAGGTCGGCAATTTCTAATCTTAGTTCTTGTCTTAGTACTCTGCCAAGCTTTTGTGTTTCTTCTGTCAACTTAGTTTTGCTGTAAGAATACTTTGATGTTGAGCAAGTTACTTCGTCCCCGGCAAACATAGGCATTACTGTTTCTGCCCAGTACTGATTGTGCCATTCAAAATCAGCAACTAACTTATAGTCCCAGTCTTTATGCAAATTGGTCAAGTAACAACCCAATCGAGCACCATACATGGCCCATAGCCCGTTTTGTACATCTTGGCCAACACTCATCCACACTAACAGTCTGCGATGATTCTTAAAATTATTCTTGTCAGCAATCTGGCGCCAATCCATTGGGCGCCCATCAATTAAGGCAAGTTTAACACCTTCGCGAAAACCTGCACGGTATGCTTGATACGGAGTAGAGTTGTTATACACATCACTGTAGATGTTGTTTAACTGATGATAATGAATGTCCCAACAAAAGTCAACTGCGCCGGCGCCAGAGTCAACTGCTTCGTGAGTACGCATTTGTTCAACTACTTTCTTGGGCCAAAGCTTAACACCACCATTGCCATATACTAGTCCGTTGACAACATTCTTGCCAGACCACGATAACACATCACTGCGGTCAAATTTGTTTAAGTCTAATTCAAGTTCAAAGAAATCTGGACGTACCTTGTTGTCAGCATCAATTGTAATGAAGCGTTCTGTGTCAGCTAACTTTGCCGCGGCTTTGTGGCAAGCATCGCTACCATACACACCATGACTGCGTTTGGCCCATGGACATTTTTCTAATAAGTCTGCATAATTCTCATCTGCATTTGGTTCATCGTAACTGATGAACACTACATCAAATTCACTAATAGGGGTTTTCAATCTAAGACTCCAATATCTAAGTTGTTTGCTTTATATAACAAATTTGGCCTGGCTTGGTATTGCCAATTTGGTAATATTTCAAATGGGTGATGTTGTCTTAACATCAAGGCTGGCATTTCTGCCCAGGTTATAAAATCCTCAGGGTCATCACCTTTGACAACAGCTACTTTTAAGTTTCCCATCAGCTGGTCAATTGCATTGCCCTTTTCATAATGACTTTGTGCCCATATGCCGCCATCTTTGATGAACACAGAAATGTGTTTTCCTGCGCCACGATGGCTAATAATTGATGACTCATCAGTGATACCACTGAATGGACTGAATTGGTTTATTCGAATCAATGAGAGATTGCTTGCCACTGGTGGCATGTTAATTCGCATCTGCAAGCCTTGGTATAGCAGGCGTTGTACGTTATCATGGTCCATGAATGCCCATAAACGTTTTTCCCAATAACCTCGCTCTATAATATCTGACAGTTTAATCTTGTCGTGTCCCAGTAACTGGTGCGGATCTTCAATATCACTGATAAAAAACGGGATGTCCGTTAAGTCTGATTGCCTATTCATTGTTTCTCTAAGACTAGTTGACCACTCTCTACTGGCCTCAACTCGTAAGATTCCTGTTTCAACAAATAAAATAACCCTAAGCGGACTAAAGATACTGGCATTTGATTCCCCGGCACTTAACCAGCCAACCCAAGTATGTTTCTTTTTAAAATCAGTAGGACGCTTGATATCAACTAAATCAAGTGCTCCTAATTTTTCATTAAATGTAACTCTATAGTCGTTTTGATTCAGCTTGCCAGCTAGTATGTCTTTTACTTTGGCATAGGATACAACCAAATGGTCTGGTAATAACTTACTACCAGCTTCAATTGTCTCAATATAACCACTGTTTACATTATATTTGATTGACCAAAAATCTTGCCGTACTCGTTTACGCTTACGCAACTCAAATTCAATGTTGGCCATGGTACCAGTGCTCCAAGGGTTTTTCACTTTCATCTAACCAAACAGGAAACAACTGTGAATGATTCTCCAGCTTGAAATTTCCATTTGCTGGATAAAATGCAATCCAATCATGCCATGTATGGCTGGCATACATAACTGGTGCAATTTCCAAATCTCTAATACTCAAATCTACCAGCTTGAACCATTCCGGAGTTTGCCACTCACCTGCCAAGGATATTACTCCAAGCAAATGAATTAGTTCAGGTAATTCTGGTACATAATTAGGCCAGTAGTCTGCAGGGTCCAGGCGTTTGAATAACTCAAAGCTGTCCTTGGCAGATTCAGGATCGCCGATGACCATTAGATAGGGCCATGCTGTTTGATAATTTTGTTCAATGGGTTTTCTTTTATTAATTTTACCAAAGGGAATAGGTACTCCACGATGATCCACGCCTAACCCTGGCATGTAATTTAATTTGTTATTCTTGGATAGCTCTATTATATCTAGTGTGGTTCTTCTAACACAAAGTCCGGCAAAACAAATGACATCTCCAGGCTGTAAATTTAAAGTAGCAATAGTACCCAGTTGATTGACAGCAATGTCATCTACCTTGACCATTTCAACTCGAGCACCTGGTGATACAAATCCAATATCAATCTTAGAAACTTTGGCCAAGTTATCTTTGCCCGGCGGGACAATTATATAAAAAGTCATGCCAGGTTCTCCATAATTTTTTCATAGTTACGAAGTATACTTTTCTTGTTCATCAAATGAACATCTTCACCTTTGATTTCAACAACTATATTCTTCCATTCTTCAGGCAAGTTGCTCAGCATGACCCAATGATTTGGACCTAGTACTTGTACAATGTCATCACGCTGGTCTTGATAACGCATAAAGTTAGGAATCTGACCAATGAAGCCGCCGTCTTGCCAACCATCACACATGTGTGCGGCGATGCTGGCTGAATAGTCTGTACGGTACAGTGTGCCTGGAAATTTGTATAGAAAGCGATAATATTCCCAATTCTTTTTAACTGCTGTCCAGATATTAAAAAAATGTTCAGCTTCTTTGCTCTTGCGCCAGTATACCACAGTTGACCACCACATGCGAATGCCAGCATAGTGTAGCCAACGTTCTGTTGTAAATGGCTCTTCGCATCTTAAGTTACGAGCATCTCTAAACATGGCAACGTCATGCTGCCCACCAAACAGCTTTGATAAGTTATCATTGCCGCACAGATAGTCTGTGTCAATTAAAATAGTTTCATCAAACGGACTTAGATTATAAATGTCATGCTTGTTTGTGTTGGTAAACTGTGCATTGAAACTGTGATATGCGCCATCGTGGTGTAAGCGCATGTTGCGTTCGTATTCTGGATTGGTTAAAATTATATCGTCAAATGCCGCATCAATCAGGTCCTGACCATGCATTGTTTTGCAATGCTCTAAACTCTGCTGGTTTGTTACCAAGACTACTGGATAGTTGGGCATGTGCTTTTTTACAGCGTAGGCTGCAACCAGAGCCAATTGTGTGTAGTCCAATTGCTCGTTATTGTAAGCAAACATCATGAAACCACAGGTACTCATTTAGAGTCCTACAATTTTAGCTGTGCTTCTTGCTGATTTTAAACGTTTTTGTTCTTCTTGCTTTAGTTGCATAGCAGAGTCGTATGCATCTAATAGTATCTTTAAGAAATTATTTCCGTCCTCAATCATGATAACATTGGTACTATTATCTTCAACTAATACTTGCTCACTGCGTATTACTCTAAGCGCAACAAAGTTAATGAGTGTTTGTGATGCTTTAAAAAGAGCGCCATTGTAAGATACAAGTAAGGCCGCTTCGACTCGAGCCTCAATGTTTTGACGCTGTACCTGTAAGGTGAGTCTGTAATTGGCAAAGGCCAAGGCCTCATTGAGTTTTTTATCGTCCATTCATTGGGTCCAGAATTATTATATACGCTGTTATTTACCAACGTACAGATTCTGGTTTAACCAATTAAATGATATGCCAAGTGTCCGTTTGAGTTGATACTGGTATTGGCAGAGTCAATGTTACACTATTTTCTGTAACAGTATTTGGATGGCTCATGATAACTGTCATACTAATAATTCCGTTTACCGTGCTTCCAGTACCCGAATGATCCATTACTGTGCTAATTGATAAATTACCATTGTCTATATTGCCGTACAGCTTTAATCTGCTGGATGCATAGCCACCATAGCCACCATAGCCACCATAGCCACCATAGCCACCATAGCCGCCATAGCCGCCATAGCCACCATAGCCACCACCCCCGCCGCCAGGAGGAAATGAGTACAA